GCCTGTAATGTTTTTTGTACTGAGGATTGGGACGCTTGGGTAAATTGCTGTGATGCACGTGACGAAGGTGATCGCACCCATTCCCATGAACGCGAGCATCCTGCGAGTAGCACGAGTAAACATACCACCATCCCCGCTATTAAGACTTGCTTGAAACTCAACTGCAAATTCATTATTCCTTGCCTCCCTTGCCATTTCTAATTCGTACTTCTGTTGACGACTATCCACCATCATCCCGAATACGCCTTTTAATAGCGAACCCATGGCGGCACTACCACCGCCTGTTAGGAATAATGTCAACAACTCAAACACTATTAAAAGTTAGATGCGGCTAGACGGCGATCCAATTCTGCGTGATAAGCTTTATCTCCGCTCTTGTACTTAGGATCTTGCATAAAGCGACTGACTTCCTGCATCGATTCAAACGGCATAGTAGAACTACCTGTAGTACCGCCCGTAACAAGCTTTGGGCCTGTCGCTCCAACCTCAGATTTATAACGGGCAAACAATCCTTTTACTGCGAGCTTGGCTTGCTGGACTGTGCCGTTGTTTACAACTTCGTTGAAAGCGTTGAACTCATCGTCGTCAAGATTCTTACCAGCCCATTCAGACATAGCGTCGTACTCGTCTCCTGCCGAACCTTTGATCTGATTGATCTCGACTTCTTCTAGCGATTCTTGTCCCGCTTTAAAACGGTCAACAAGTTCACGATTGATGCCAGCTTTTTCCAAAGCTTCGTAAGTTTCGTCCGTGATCTCTCCACCGTTCTCGTAATAATGCTTACTAGCGTCGTTAATAACTTTTTGAGTTTCTGTAAATTCATTCTCCGATTGTTCAGGTTTTTCTTCCTGTTGTTCTTCTACTTGTTGTTCGGGTTCTTCTTCTTTTGCCCCTGTTCCCATTTTCGATTCAAGTTCGCCGTAAGCTTTTGCGAGGTCTTCTGCTGACTCAAACTTCTCAGGTAACCATGTTGGGCGTTCTTGCTCTGCTTTAGGTTCTTCAACCTCCGTTGCTTGCTGTTGATCGGGTTCAATCTCTGCTTGTGTTGGTTCGTTTATTTCTACTTTTTGGTAATCAGCCATTTCGTTTATCCTTCCTGTTGTTGTGTTGGTTGTTGCTGTTGTTGTTGAGACATAGCATTAATAGCTGGCCCCATCGCTGGAGCGCCTAGCTTCTGAGCCATCTCCATCATCTGAGCTTGTTGCATAGCTTGTTGGATTTCCTCTTCGGTCTTGATCAACCCTTCGGTTTCTATACCTAGAGCAGTAGCACGGCGCTTAAAGTAATCGCTAATGTTAACATACTCAGCCACAGCTTGTGGCCCGACGACTTGACCAGCTCCCGCTAAGAACATATCCAAACGATTAAGATCATTACCACGACCAAGAGCTTCAACGCCCGTTACAATCGTAGGTTTGACTATATCTTTTGGTAGTTTAGGTAGTCTGTCTTTACGCCCCATACGCTCCATCAGACGAGATACGAGCGGTAGTTGGAACTCTTGAGATAATATTGAATAGAGACCGCCAAGTGCAGCTTCAAGTTCTTGTGACAACATTCTGATTTCTTCAGCGGTAACTCGCTCTGCGTCTCGGACGACACTACTATTCAAAAGGAATGCGTGGCTTAACCGGTCTTGGATCTGAGCCATTACGGTCTGAGCTACACGGAAGTCATTGAACTTATTAAGTTGAAGAACGGACACATCCGCATCAGTACCTTGTACGATACCGCCGTTTGGTGCTTCCGCTAATGTCCTCGCCCTGGTCGTACCGTTTGGATTGACCATAAAAAGTACCTTGGCAGCAGCAGCCGAGCCTTCAACGATCGCCTTGGTCAACGACTCAAGAGACTTTAGATCGCCGATGTATTCTTCAACGAAACCACGACCGTAGTCTTCACCATCAATACGTGTATAGCGTAAAGGTATCCAAGGTGACTTGTCGATGGAGTACGATCCTTTCGACGATTCAATAACGATGCCTTTAACATCTTGAGAAACGTAGAACCTATCTCCCTCACGAACGATGGAAGTATATAGGTCGCAAGTATTTTCTTTAGACTCTTTGTAAACTTCCTGACGAACTTCTTCAGGTAGCATCATCGGAGCTACGGTTTCCTTGACGGCGATATGAGTAACATTACCCATCGCATCGCGTTTAACGACGTAGCGATCGGGCCTAAACACTCGCATTCCACCTTCGTCAGGTAGGTACAATAATGTATTACCTGTGATAAGCAGATTCTTTAACGCCTCAAATACTCCTACTCTAAATGCTTCTACCTCAACTTCTTGTGAAACGGCTCTCTCAACTTCGCTTAAAGCTTGCTCTAACTCAGTCCGTAACTGCTCGGCTTGCTCTCCACCCATCTCCGCCTTTGCCTTTTCAAGTTCATAACGATCTATGACCAAGCGAAAGAACGGAGCATTGGGCGGTAGCAACGCCATCAATAACTTAGATGCTAGATTGTTTACACCCCTAGCTCCAATCCCTTGGAACGGAGTATAGTATTTAGTGTGTGGCCCATGACCTTCGGGCGGTAGCACATAAGGAATCGTCAATTCAGACGACGTCCTAGCACGGTCAAGAAATGTCCACCGTGTATTCTCTAGGGAAGTGTAAAGGCTTTGAGCCGTTTCGTATTGCATTATAAGGGGAGCCTAACTCCTGCACCCGACATCGCTCCACGACCAATCGAGGGTCGAGTAAGTTGGGCAGTACCACGCTTACGCTTGGTTTTAGTACCCGCCCTTTTACTAGCTTGAGCTGGTTGTACACGTTCCGCCGTTGCCACAGGGGGCGGGGGAGGAGGTGGTGGTGGAGGTGTTGGAGGAGGAGTTGAGCCGCCCATGCACATAATATTATACCTTTGTTGAGATTACTGTTGTATTCTGTTCGTCGTAAACATCTTGTAGAAACTCTACGACTTTCCGTTGCCCGACCTTCATCCATACCTCCCGCTCACTATCCTTTGGATCAGGACAACGAGAAGGGAACCGAGCGTCTAACATCTCGATCAAGGACTTACTAAGGTCGGGTAATTTTCTGTCAACAGAATTTTCCACTATATTAAATATTTATAGGTTCAAACGGTTTTGGTCGAGATAAATCTTCATCTAAGTTTCCCGTAACCTGATGAATAAGATGGGAATACTTTCGCTTTTGTGCTGGTGTGAACTCGTCAGGCATCCATAAATATGTTAGCTCCTTCTTCTTTTTATTATATTGTCCTTTGCGAATTAGGTACGCCATCCACGCGTTCATCAACGCATCTTCCTCGGTTAGACCCGCCTTTTCATACGCCTTCATAACGGTAGTCCATGTAGCTCCATCGGTATCTAGCATTCGTTTAGCTCGTACTGTACCAATACCTGGTACGCCTTTGAATCCGTCAACAGCGTCGCCAGCAATGGCTTGCATCAAGTGGTAACCGTCAGCATCTACCTCGTTTATATCATGCATCTCATCTCGATTAAAGTCATAGAACTTGCATGGTACACCCTTGAAGTCTTTATCAATAGACACGATTATTCTTTCGTCGTTTATATCGGGGCGCTCGGTAGCTAAGATTGCTAGTACATCGTCCGCTTCTAAGTTAGGATACATTTCTATACCGTATGATTCGCCTAGCCATTCCCGTATAGGAGCTAGACCGATAGGTGCAAACTTGGATATACGATTGGCTTTGTAATCAGGGAACAGTTTACGGCGGAAGTTATTACGATCGCTGATAGCGAGTATAAAATCGTCAGCCTTGGTCTTACTAAGGAAGTAATCTAATCGTTCTTGTATCCATTGTTTAGCAACCGTAAGGTCGCTTTGAACTGACCATAATTCTTCAGCCCATTGGAAGTTTGTTTGTGCGATAAACGCAGATTGATAGGCGAGTACATCGCCGTCTATAAGTAATGTCGTTTTCATTTGTAATATATGCTCCAATTATTTTGGTACTTTTTGTATTTTGATTTGCTTGGGTTTTCGGGATATAGCTTAAGGGTTTTACTCGTCACCACATCTCTAGGCATCATCCACCATTGTTTAATAGGTGCTACATATATAGCTACTACATCGATAATATCTGACATATGTTCCTTAGTGGAAGTACCCGTGCCTGTGTTGACCATGTAGTGATTGCGTATCTTGGTTGACGTACTCTTTACCTGTACCTTTAGATCACCTGCGGGGCAATGGACGATGAAGTCCCAAGGCATTGGTGTCGTTGGAGTGTGCGGTTCAAAGTCTCGCTCTAAACATTCGGCTACGAAACGTGTCTCGGCGATCGCTCCTATTCTTTGTGCGTTTGAACTTGGCATAGTATCTTGGTGGTGTCCTCGCCAATCCCACGGGATAGTAAGGTCTTGGGTATCATATAATTTCGCAACGGTAGTGTAGCTGTCATATTGTAGTTCGTCCATATTAATGCGTCTCCGCCCAATTATCTCCGATCTTAAACTCGCCATCTAACGGACAACGCATACCGAGATCCTCACCGGCTTTAACGATTGCACGAACAGCGAGGTGACCGAAACGCTCGGCACGATCAGGTACAACTTCCGTTTGGAACTCGTCATGAATGTTCGCTACAAACGCATAGTCCTTGTTCTTGACCCAACCTTCTATCCTTAGATGCCTGTCCAACAAGATCAAAGCTTTCTTCATTACGACAGCTCCAGCCGATTGTAGCAAAGCATTCAACGCTTTATGCTCCGATCTAATATGTAAAGAACGACCGTCTAAACCTGGTAGCAAACCGTACTTGATAGCGCGCGAATCTACTAATTCTTTGAAACGAGCTAAAGCGGGTAATGATTGCAGGAATCTTTTCTGTAGGATCTTTCCGTCTCGTGCCGTACCTCCAACTATATCACCGATGAGAGCGGGGCCAGCACCGTAAAGAAATGCGTAGATAAACGTCTTCGCTTGATTGCGTGTTTCCAATCCCGCTTTCTGTTGGTTGTGTGAATGGATGTCTCCTTCCAATAGTACCCTCGCGTACTCACCACCATCGAAGTTAGCTAAGTAGTGGGCTAGCATTCGTAACTCAAGTCCACTAGCGTCGCAACCAACGAGTTTATAACCGCTCCCTGCTTTGAATAGTTCACGACATTCCTTACCGTATGGCGCACTTACAGCGGGGACTTGAGCGACATTAGGAGACGAGTGTGTGCATCGTCCTGTGACCGTTCCGCCTGTGTTAACACGACCGTGGATGCGTCCATTTATAACGGAGTTTAACCACGAGTTATCGCCGTCAATCAACATACCCAAACGCTTGGTGACCATGAGGTACTCGTTTAGTTTCTGAGCCGAAGGATGTTCAACGCCTTTAAGAACCGACTCATCAATCTTGGGCTTACCATTTGGCGTGAATAACTTTGGTTCCCAACCTAGTTCCTTTAATCGGTCAGCTATCTGATCTCTGCTACCAGGATTAAATGGGATCTCTCTCGACTTAGGCTCAAGCTTTATTGCTTGTTTCGCCAACGCTAACTTCATCTTCCGTTTACGAAGCTCGTCTGTGATCCCGCCTTTAGTCTCCGCTATGATCTCGTCCCCATCGACCTCAAGCTTCCATCCCTTCGGGGTCTTCATCTCCTCGACTACAGGTGGAAACATCTTTTGTAGATCGTCAGTCAGCTCAGCTCGTTTGGTTGTTAACTCGCGTGTTAACTCTTCAGCTTTAGCCTCGTCAAAAGCGAAGCCTCGGAACTCCTGATCACGCATCAATCTAGCGAAGTCATTCTCTAAATCTACCATCCTTCGATCAGGCATGAACTCTCTAAGTTTCTGTGCGAGCCTACCTGTCAGTACCGTATCCGCTTCACAATAGATTTTCATGTCGTCATTGTACGAATCAAACGCTCCCTCTTGCTGACCATAGTCGAGCTTTGGAAAGTTCAAACGTTCGCCCCAAGCTTTCAAGCTGTGTGACCCGACAAGTTCTTCAGGGAAGTTATCCCTCGCACGATCTTCGGAAGCTATATCAGGAGCAAGAACGCGAGATAAAACTAATGTATCTACGACCTGCCCTTTCGGATTAAACGCCTTTGGATATAGTTTCTTCAACGCTGGTATATCAAAGTTGATAATGTTGTGACCGACGATTACATCCGCCCTGTTCAACTCGTTAATACCGCGTATCAAACTTTCCCCGTGGTAGGTTATAATCTTATCGCTTTCCAACTGATAGATAGACAAGCAATGGATTACCTTTAGATCGGACAATAGAGCGAAGTCTTCAATCCCGTTTGTCTCGATGTCAAAATATAATTTAAGTGGCTTGATCATCGTTTAAAAAGGATTCGCATCCATCGTTTGATTGTTATTATTAATAGGTCTAAAACCCGTAGTATTCGTTTCATTTAATCTCCCTGTGTTTTTATCGAAGAACAATGTACCAGCCTCGCCTGTGTCTCCACTAAAGCGATTCTTTAATACACGTAACTTCGTTTGATTAGCTTCTTGTTCTGATTGTTGATTACGCTCCAAGCCTATCACCATGTCCGACAACTGTGGAATCGCATGAGATCCCCGCAGATGTGAGAGTGATGTGGCGTGGCCTTCTTCATGTCCACCACCTGGTGGTCGTTTTAAATGACTGACTAATACCATTCCGCATTGAGTCTCCTCAACAAGCGACCGTAGTCTCGTCATAGTATTGTCAATCAATCGTCGTTCATCATCGCCGTCAAAACCGCTGACAACAATCGAGAGATGATCAAGGAATATCCATTTGCAGTTCAGTCCTTTGCATAGGTATCTGATGCGATTTAATAGATTGTCCGAGTCACAACTCCCGAAGTGATCGTAAGTATAGAAGCGTCCGTTTCCTACCGTCTCTTCAAAGACAGGTCGTAAAGCTTCGTGATGAATGTCGTGTTCGAGATGTAGTTGTTTGCCGATGTGCAGTCCCATGATGCCCAACGCTGTTCGCCTGACGCTCTCTTCCAACGCGATGTATCCGACGGTCTGTCCCTCCTGTAGTAAATTATATGCTATCTCCCTACAGAACAATGACTTACCGATCCCCGAACCCGCACAAAGCGTGACCAACTCACCGCGTCTTAGACCATGGGTCTTCTCGTTTAGTTGCGAGTATGGATACGGGACTGTCTCGGCGTTGTTAACCTCAATGATCTTATCCCACAGCTCTTCCATACCGACGATACCATCAGGTCGGTAGTCACGAGCTTGCCATATTGCGTCTACTAAATCCTTTGACCGGTTAGCTACCAGCATATCATTCGGATCTTTCAACGGTAGTTCAGCTATCTTCGCTTTACCTGGTGATAACAACGCCGCACATTCGGTCGCTCCTGCTCGTCCTGGATCGTCCATGTCGAACATGAAGATTACTTCGTCGAATCGTTCGAGCCAATCGAGTGCTTGGGCGACATGGTTCTTTCCTGACTGCGCTCCATGCGGGATGGAAACGACGGGCCACTTGTTCTCGAAAGCTTGGCTCACGGAAAGAGCGTCGATC